AGATGGTCATGCGGTTGATGCGATACCACGGGATGTAACCCCCGTAAGAAGTGATCCCTACCATATTAATACCTCCTTAAATCTGGTTTGCAAATATCCTGCCGGTTGTGAGCAGGTATAAATCAAGTGTACGAACCTGTTGCCTCTATCGAAGTATGTCACCTCCTTTGCGCCCCGATATATTGGGCGGAACATGTCAATATCCTGCAAATCATAGCAGATACCCGCTTTGCCCGCAACAACACGCCCGCCCAGTCGAAGGGCCGTTTATGGTTCGACAAGCCTGTCCTGAGCCGAGCCGAAGGGCTCACCATAAACGACGCACGACGCGCTAAGAATTGCCTTACAAGTATGTCTTTAACCTGTGCCGTAGAACGGCCGATCTGCCGGCCTCTAACGATGGACCCACTTGTTATTCCCTCCCCCTTGAGGGGGAGGGTTAGGGAGGAGGTGAAGCTGTCCTTCCCTCTAGCTCCCTCCCATAGGGAGGGAGAAATTTTGACTAGTTGGAGCAGATGCTCCAATCTACCCCAGGTGTTTCAACAGCCCCCCCGAAAACAAAGGGGAACCCGTGTTCCCCTCTCCCTTTGAAGGGAGAGGGCTAGGGTGAGGGTGAAGAGTGACAAAATATCGTTGACAGCATGGAACATATGTTCTAATATCATCACATGGATGACTTCGTTCCAGAGCCTTGCGAATATATAGATGACGGCTGCGACCTCTTCCCCTCCTGCCTCCATTGCCCCCTGGCCAAATGCCGCTACGACCAGCCAGGAAGGCAAACCGGCAAGCAGATTAGGAATAGAGAGATTATGCGCCTGTACGCCGAGGGGACGGGCATTAATGAGCTGGCGCAACACTTTGCGGTAAGCAAGCGAACCGTCTATCGCGTCATAGCCAACCACAGGGAGGAGCGCACCCTTCTGCGGAAGGGCCCCCTCTCCTGACAGGAGAAGGGGATTATGGAGAGACGTATGAACAATCTGACCATCCCACAGCAGCTTGCCCGCATGGACCGTGACCGCATGAGGCGGTACACCGGGAACCTAGCTTTCTATAACGGCGAACAGTGGCAGAGCAGAGCGACCAGAGGGGAAAAGCACCTCACCTTCAACTATGCCAAAGCCCTGGTGGACAAGACCACGTCCTACCTGATGTCCGGCATGAGCTTCGCCCTGGACCCTATGGAAGAGGGCGACCAGGCCCGGGAGAGGGCCCGAAGCGCGGAGAAGGCGCTTTACCAGGTATATCAGGACAACAACCTCCAGGCACTCGATTTCGATACTGAGATCGATTGCGCCGTCCTGGGAGATGCCGTCTATAAGGTCACCTGGGACATCAAAGATAGGCGAGTGAAGGTAACAGCACCCGATGTCCAGGGGCTGTACGCATGGTGGCTGCCCGACGACGTGACCTATGTTTATAGAGTTGCCTCTCGATACAAGCTTGCCGCCGACGAGGTCGAGGTGCTCTATCCTTCTCTGAAGGGGAAGCCGACAGGGAACAGAGTGGAAGTGGTGGAGGTGTGGAGTGATAGGACTTTTGAACTGTGGATCGACAACGAGCGGGTGACCAACAACCCGAACCCGTACGGATTCATCCCCTTCATTATCTTCCCCAACCTGCGCCAGCCGAAGAAGTTCTGGGGCATCTCCGACATTCCGCTAATCATGGAGGGTCAGAGGGAGCTCAATAGGGCTCTATCGCAGCTTTCCCGCATTCTGGAATTATCGGGCAATCCCATTGCCGTCCTGGAGAATATAGAAGCATCAGAGGATATCGCGGTGCAGCCTGGGGCGGTGTGGAACATCCCCGAGGACGCCAGGGCCTACCTCCTCGACCTGCTACAGGGGGGAGGGGTAAGGCTTCATATTGACTACATCGAACTGCTGTATCGCACCCTGCACGACATCTCCGAGTCACCTAGGGCGGCCTTCGGCACCACCGAGCGGGACCTTTCGGGCGTGGCGCTGGAGATCGAGATGCAGCCCCTCCTCCAGAAGGTAAGGCGAAAGCGCCTCATTCGCACCGCGGTGTACAAGAGGCGCAACGAGATGGTCCTCGCCCTGATAGAGAGATTCACTGGTGTGAGCTTCGGCCCGCTGTCTCACCGCATCATCTGGGGGCCAGTACTCCCTCTCGACCGCCAGCGCCAGGTGTCTAACGAGGTGCAGCTTATCCAGAGCGGCGTCCATTCCCGAAAAAGAGCCATGGAGGAGATGGGAATCCCAGACCCCGAAACCGAATTCGACGACTGGTTGGAGGAGAGAAAAAGGATTCTCCAGATGAATAGAGAGCTTAACGCCCGCTCCAGCGGGCCTGCCATGAGCAAGGTCGAAGGGGCAGAGAGTGTGTGAGAGCTTTTGCCCCCGATGGAGAAGACGCTGAGAAATATTCCGCCAGATTCCCCCTTTGATAAAGGGGGATTCAGGGGGATTAAAAAGAAAGGAGAACAAAGTGAACGAGGAAGAAGTCCAAGCAATCAAGGCAGATCTGGAAGCAGCGAATAGTCAGGTCAAAGACCTCAATGCTCAGCTTGGTGATAGAGACGCAAAGCTCGGCGAGATTCAGGCTGTCACTGCGAGCCAGAGCGAAGCAATCTCTGCCAAGGAACAGGAGCTAGCTACAGCCAGAGCCAGGATCGATGAGCAGGAGCATTTGCTTGCCGAATCATCCGAGGCTCTAGGATCAGCCATCGTCAGGTATCGCGAGAGTGTGGCCGCCGCCAATTCTGACGTCCCAGCGGAGATGATCACCGGTGAATCAATCGCCGATATCGATGCCTCTCTCGAGATGTCTAAGGCGTTGGTCACCAAGGTGAAAGCCTCTCTTAGTGAGCAGGCAAAAGCCATTCCGGTACCCGCTGGCGCCCCGGAGCGTTCATCCCCCGACTTCTCCTCCATGTCAGCCCGCGAGAAAATCGAATATGCCATCAGAAAGGAGACTGAATAATGGCTATCACACTTGCCGAAGCATCCAAACTCTCAAATGATGTCCTGTTAATCGGCGTCATCGAGACCATCATCAAGGAATCGCCCGTACTGCAGAAGCTGCCCTTCATCGAAATAGTGGGCAACGGCCTGACCTATAACCGCGAGAGCACCCTGCCTACCGTCGCCTGGTATGACGAGAACGAGGATTGGGGTGCCGAGACCGCACCGACCTTCGAACAGGTCACCGCTGGACTGGAGATCGTGGGAGCCAATGCCGATGTCGATAACTTCATTAAGGCTACCCGCTCCAACCTCCAGGATGTCGAGGCAGCGGTCATTGAGCTAAATGCCAAGGCGGTGAGGCATGAGTTCGAGGATACCTTCATCAATGGCCTGGGCACCGTCGGCTCAAAGGACTTCGAGGGCATCGACAAAATCTGCCAGGGCACCGGCCAGAGCGTATCCATGGGCGACAACGGCGCTTCCCTAACCCTGGATAAGCTGGATGAGCTCATAGACATGGTCAAGGGTGGTAAACCAGACCTACTACTTATGAGCCGCAGGAGCCGCCGAAGCTTAAACCAGCTATCGAGAGCGGCTGGCTCCTACCTACAGGTGGAGCGCGATGAGTGGGGGAGGTTCATCGAGCTGTACAACGGCATCCCGGTCGCCATCAACGACTGGATAGCCGACAACAAGGTAGTTGGCACCTCCAGCGATTGCTCCACCATCTACGCTTTCCAGATGGGCGAGGGCGCCCTTTGTGGACTCACCGCCCCAGGTAGCATACAGGTCGAGCGTGTAGGTCAGCTCGAAACCAAGGATGCTACCCGCACCCGTATCAAGTGGTATGTCGGCCTTGCCTTGTTCAGCACGGTAAAGCTGGCACGCTTGATCGGCGTCAGACCGCTTGCCTAGCGTTTAAAAACCCCCTTTTCCACCAAAGGGGTATCTTGATAACACCCCCTTTTGTAAAGGGGGATCCAGGGGGATTTAGGAGGATAGAATAGAATGAACCTAACTGACATGAGAGCCAATGTCCGCCGAGATCTTCATGATGAGGACGCAGCAAACTATCGCTGGTCAGACGACGAGCTGGACCGCCACATCGCCCATGCCGTAAAGGACTTTTCCGATGCCACCCCCTACGAGCAGAAAGCCACCATACCGACTACGGAAGGCTCAAGGGAGATCGACATATCCAGCCTGTCGGACAGAATCACGGTCGAAGCGATGGAGTACCCGGTAGATAAGTTCCCCAGGAGCTATCAGCGCTTCGCCATCTGGCAAGACACCCTCACCCTGCTGGGCGATGATGTCCCCGATGGCTCCAATTGCTATATCTACTATGGCAAGCTACACACCCTGGATGCGGAGACATCCACCATCCCCTCCAGATTCGAGGACCTCATCGCCATCGGCGCAGCGGGCTATGCCATGGTGGAGTGGGCTGCCTTCGCCATCAACCAGGTCAACCTTGGGGGCACCGAAACGCCCGCCCTTTTCTCGACACAGGGACAGCAGAAGATATCCCACTTCAGGAGGGAGCTTAAAAGGCTGGGGCGAAAAGGCAGGGTGAGGCAAAACAGGCTTTACACCCCAGCCACGCCAATAACAAGCGTGTCCACCGACCCGGGCCCGTAACATCACCCTCTCCATTGAGTCGAAATTCCTCCTTTAGAAAAGGGGGATCTAGGGGGATTAAAACCAAAGGAGGACAAAATGACCAACGGCAAAGCCCGTCCTGAGCCAGGGCGAAGGATAAAAGAGGGACTGCCAAAGACCAAAGAGGGCTTGCCCAAGGAGGCATTCGCCATTGTGGGGGACCCTGATGATGCCGATACCTGGAAGCTACCCCATCATACCAGAGCCATCTTCCGCTCCCTCAAAGGCAAGCTGGATATCGAAAAGACCGTTGACTGGGACCGCATGCCCGCCGCGGTAGCAGCTCTATCACCCGGTGGCTACCGAGGTGAGCGCGTCAAAGCATCGCCCGAGCAGATCATCGCCGCAGCACGTCACCTGGCGAACCACTACCGCAAGGCCGACAAACCTGTGCCCGACACCCTGCTAGCGCTAATCTAGCGGAGGTACAGAACATTCACCCTTCTACAGGCTCAGGTCGAACGGATTGCGAGTGATCTCCCTTCTGGCTGGAGCCTGCGCGTCTCTAGGATTTATATATCAGGGCAGGCGAGGCAGAGAGCTAATCCTCCCTCCCCTGGCGGGAGGGAGTGAGAGGGAGGGGGAACTAACAGTCACCCTCACCCTAGCCCTCTCCCGTCAAGGGAGAGGGGAATAAGAGGGGTATCCCCGAATAAACATCCCAGGGAGGGTGGGAAAAAACGCCCATCCTTCGACAGGCTCTCCGAACGAAATATCGGAGTCCGCAAGGCGGACAGGGTGAACGGAATAAACGAAAGGAGGCAATCATGAACGCATGGGAAATCGCAGTAGCTATCCTGGTGCCCCTACTGGGCATTATCTCAGTCCTTCTCGGAAGGATAGGAGTGAAGTGGAGGAAGGGAATGAAGCTCCTCAAAGAGGGCTCTGAGGCTGTTGTTGCCCTCGGCCTTTGTGGCCTGAGCATGCAAAAAGCCCTCGAGGACCCCAGCATCTCCCAGGAGGAGAAAAACGAGCTGGTAGATGCCGTCAAAAGGGTTGGTAGCGAGTTCAGCGAGGCGATCGCCGCAGCCACCGACCTGTTCAATCGCAGCCACTAACACCACACTTTGTGTCATTGCGACCCTTCACAACGTGAAGGGGAAGCAATCTATCCCCTCCCCTCCAAGCCGGGATTGCTTCGGCCCGTTCTGTCACTCCGTTTGGAACAGGCCTCGCAACGACACAGAAAAGTCAGTCGTGGTTGGAGCAGATGCTCCTCGCCAGAGGCGAGTCGCCTTTGGCGACAACCTACCCTACGATAGAAAGGTCAAGAGTAAACATGAGATCTCTTCACAGCGCCCTGCTGGCCGCCCAGAAGAGCCCCTCGGCAAAGCCCTATGTCAGGGTCGAGGTGGTCGAGAAGATCGGCGCCGCTGCCCGCTTTAACTGGAGCAGGCTGTACACTGGTGAAGAGCCCGATTGCCACAACGATG